TAGTTCCATGTAAATCATATATGTATTTATTTAAAGAACAGCTAAAGCTGTTCTGCGTTTTCGCTATCGCTCAACGCACTTGCTTCGCTATTACTTATGCGAAAGTATTCAAGTGTTAAAATTATTTTAACTATTAACTGCGAAGCAGTTTTAGCATTATCTAGATTGTATGGTCACAATTAGCCCGTTGTCGGGGCCAAAGGTGTGTTTTGAACATTATCTGAGTTCGCACAGTCACAATAGCGTTAGATCTACAATGTATCTTAAATTACATAGCGTAGGCGGTTATCCGTTACCTACTCAATCCGTCTTAGTATCTTATGTACAACGGCAGTTTACTATACAAACGCTAACTTATATAATAAACCTGCGAGAATTACTCGCTCATTTAGCCTATTTAAATTACTTCTATTAATATACAGCAAATCGGTTCTGCTTAGGCGTATCCGATCAGCGTCCTGTTAAGGATAGTGCTGTTATACCTCTGCCGTTAACCAGAATTCCTTACCGTCACACATCAGAACGGACTTAGGACCACATGATAGCGCCGTGGCGGGCTTATTTAACGGTGTATATTTGCCTAGGGATATATTATGTATTAGTTGTGGTTCTGTATAAAATGTAAATTAAGACTCATTTAATCGTTTTAATTCTTCTTTTAACACTTTAGAACTGCCTACTCTTACGTTGATTATGCCATTGTAGTATTCGTCTGATTCTAGTACTCTACGATCAAACTGTTCTTTAGCCTCTAAGTAACTAAGTACGCCTCTGCTTGGACAATAATGTATTATTTCTCTTGTGAATTTGTTTTTGCCTAACTCTTCTACATCTGCTAGTAAATGCTCACTGGATCCCCAATAGTCTCTCCAGTCACTTTCTACTTTTGAACGTCTTTTATTTTTTCTGCCCTTGAGTGGCGGGCGTGTTTTTTTAAATTTTGCTAGTTTCTTGCCTATGTATTTTCTGTCGTTAGTGATATTTGTAATCAGGTAGACGAACCCTTCGCAATCTTCTGGAAGTTCTTTAATCTTCTTCTTCTGGTAGGTCCATTCTGACGTCATCATTAGTAGTTACTTTCTTTGGACGTCCGACCTGGCCCTTTCTGGCTAATTTTCTCTCTGATCGTTTTTCTTGTACTTCTAGCCTTCGTTGACTTGCATGTTTTCTAATTTCACTCAGCCAAAATCTTGCCTTAATTCCTGCTTCATCACTACCATGATACTCAAAGCGTTCTTGCCACTTAAAGTATTTTTGAAACGCTTCAATCATTTGGTCATGTGAATCTGTTGCCATACCTATTCCACAATTTCAACATCGTTGCTGTAAGATGTAAAACCGTTTTCTTTAATTACTTTTAGTACATGATTAACACGACTTGTTAAATCATCTCTATGACTGATCAAGAATACATTTTTCTGTCTTTCTCTAGTCATTTTCTTAAGAATACCAATGCTAGATTCTACTCCAGCACTGTCCATACCACTATCTACTAGTTCATCTATGAACAGCAAGTTAATACTGTGATATAAGCTCTCCCAAACATCACGGAATGCCCAACTCATAGATAAAATAAGTCTATTACGTTCACCCCTGCTTAAATTATCAAAGTCTAAGTCTTGTCCTAGCTGTGTAATTACAACAGTTAAGTCGTTCTGGAATTCAACAATGTGTGGCAAACCAATCTTTGCCAAGTAGTATGTGATACGCTGATTTAGGTATGCAAGATTTTGCTCAATAATTTTCTTACGAACAAAACTGTCTTTGTTTGTTAATAGTTTGTATAAGAAATCCTGATGATCTTTTACTTTTGTTAGTTCATTAAGTAAATCAAAACTTACTTCTTGTATTGCAGTATCTTTTAGTTCTGTAATTTGTTCACTGTAAGGATTAACATCATCTTTCTTTGCTTGTAAATCTTTTTCTAAACCTTCAACAGTACTTCTATGTTGTAATGCTTGTTCTAGTGTATCATATTGTGTAGGCGGACAGCCTTCTAGCTCGCCAATGTCTGCAATAACAGTTTGATGTTCTTCTAGTTGTTTGTTGTTATTAACAATCTGTTCAGACGCTTCTTGCTTTTGCTGTTCCTTAGCATTAAGAATTTCTTCTTGCTTTTTATCATGCAGATCTTGTCCACATGTATGACACTTGTGTTCTTTAAGTAAAACAATTTCGCTATCTAATTTTTCAATCAGTTTTTCTTGTTTAGAATCATCTGCTTCAATGTTAGCAATCCAACGTCTTGCTTCTGATATTAAAGATTGCTTTTTATTAAAATCATCTAAACATTTATGTGCTTCAATCTCTGATTCAATATCAATTTCTTGTAATATCTTAATACTTGACTCAAGTTCACTAGAAGCGGTTGTCTTTTGATCTTCCCACATACGCTGTTTGCGTTCTAATGATTCGATATTTTGTTGAATCTTTTCGTTAGATATTTTAACAGTTTCAATTCTTGTATTTTCAGAGCTCATTGCATCTCTATTAATCTTCATCTCTTCTTTGAGACATTCGGCTTTTTCAGATAATAGTGTAATACCTAACAACTGTTCAATGATTGCTCGTTGATCATTATTCTTTAATGCAAGGAAAGGCTCAGTGTATGTGTTTAATGCAATAAGATGCTTAAACATATCATGCGACATACCAAATAGTTCTTCAATTACTTTTTGTGTTTCTCTACTATCACCTTGACTCTCATCAGAGTCTTCTTCAAAGTCCTTGCCATTAATTGTAAACTTTGTAATATTAGGCTTTCGACCACGTTCAATCTTATAGTCAATACCGTCTTTTTCAAAGTTAATTGTAACAAGCATTCCTTTACCGTTAATCTTGTTAATAAGATTATCACGTTTGATGTTTGTTAGTGCATTGCCATATATTGCGTAGCTAATTGCGTTGACGATAGTAGTTTTACCAGTGCCGTTTCTGGAACCACTATCGTCACCACCTAAGTCTAGATTTTCACCTAGCACAAGAGTAAGTTCACCTTTGTCAAAGTTAATTGCTTGAGTCTGGTTACCCACACTCATAAAATTCTTTACAGTTACATCTTTAATTTTTATCATTGATTACGTCCGAGGTCCCTATATATCTCTACTAGCATACGTTTGTCAATAGTATCACTATCAATTGCTTCAATCTGATTCATAACAATTGTATCAACACTTTCGAATGTAAGGTCAATAGGATCAACATTTGATTCTATCTCTACCTTTTCTGGAATAAGGCTTAGTTCTCTAAGTTTGTATTGTGGAATAAAAGTTTCTCTAATAAAGTTTGCTTCTTCAAAACTAATAGGCACATCGATAGTAACACGACAATGCATATTTTCGCCTAAGTTTTTATCAGGATCTTCAAGTAGTTGACTAAGTTTAAATGTTCTAAACACTGGTTGTTTAGGCCATGTTTTGTATTCAGGAGTTCCACCCCAATCTAAAAACATCATACCACGTTCATCGTCCCATGCATCTGCATAGTTGTGTGGAAATGCATTACCAATATATGTTACATTACCTTTGGTTTGTCTTTTGTGGAAGTGTCCACTAAAAACATATTCTTGATTTACAAAATGATCAGCTTGTAGTGTTCCGTGATCAGGCATCTGTACCATAGCATTCATGTAAAACAGTGGAAGTTCAAAATGACCAAAAACATATCTACTTTTGATCTTAGGAACCATCTTCCATTCTTCACCTACTAGCCAAGGTAACAATGTTACTTCGCCTTCTGTGAAAACATCTGTAATAGGAATGATGTTAGGAAACAATCTCATAAACTCAATAGAGTTAATTTCACGTTTGTCTTTATAAAACAAATCATGATTACCTACCATAAAGTAAGTCTTTTCGAATGTTTCGTTAATTCTTTCTAAATTAGAAACTGTATAGTTCATCGTGCTAACATCTGTAGTCGCACGGTTATGATGCCAGTCTCCTAAAAATATGCAAGTTTCAGCACCAGCGGCTTTTGCTTCGTCACAAAACCACTTTACGAATTCCTCGCAGTCCATGTTATGCGTTCTACTTCCACCTTTCATACCAAAGTGTATATCAGTGAAGCAGGCTGCTTTCTTAAATAACGGCATTTTTACTCCTTATGTTATTATAACTAACTTTAGGCAGCTTGTCAAGTCTTTTTCTTTTCTTTGGGTTTACTAGGATGTGAATCAGCATTTTGTCTTGTCCAACTTGGATTCATACCATTCATTTCTAAAATGTCATCTCTAATGTTTTGATTGCGTTTTTCAATATTAATAATTCTAACAAAACTATTTGTTACAGCCGCAGTATAATAAGCAAATGGATTGTTACTTTTTGATTCATCAAATTGTAAACCAATCTGTGCTAATTGTAGTATAGCCTGTCCTTTCATTTCGTCATTATATGTGTATCCTCTAACATTACCTCTAGTTGCATATCTATCACACAACTTCATAAACATTCTTGCAAGGTCGTTTGTCATTTGTCCACATTTTTTATCAAAGTATCCATTCTCCATACCTCCTACCCAATGACTTTTACCTACACAAATTAGGTTTCCTTTGTCATCAAACTTCCAATGTTGGAATGGCGGAAAGTTTACTTTCTCATGTGCATCTGCTACAGTCTTAACAGTCTTTTTACGACCAGGCTCTAACGGAACATGATCAAATGTCATAATTCTGAAAACTAAATCTTCTTTTTGCATTTTACGATAGTCTATTTCAAAACCTTTTGCAGGCATCTTTTTACCTGCGGCTTCAACTGCTTCAGCATGTGCAAGTTTAGATAGCCTAGCAGCACGGTTACGTTTTGCTTCAGCTACGGTTCTAATGTTAACTTTTTCTAGTGATGGCAGTATAATATCGTACTGACCATAGCTATCGTCAGTGTAGGAACAGAAAGTGGCTTTACTGCGGTGTATTTCCGCTAATAAATCCTTATTTGTTAGATATTTTATCTTTTTTGGTTGCCCAATTGTCATGAGTATTTTCTCCGGTTATATAAGTAATATAATAGCACATAATTACAGAAATAAATAGTATTATTAAAAGGAAATTTTACCAAAATGAGTTTACCAAAAATAGCACCTTTAGCCGTACTTGTAGCTGGCGTTGCGGTCGCCGTTGACCAGCAACAGAAGAACCAAGCCAATCTCAAACAGGTTTCGGACCAAGCCAAAAGCGATTTGGACAAGTTGACTAGCGATCTAGGCGGTGATATTGGGTCAGCACTAAACCAAGCGTCAGGCGATCTAAACAGTGCCTTGGCAGCAGCAGATGCTGCATTCAGTGTTGACGGTGTAGTTAGTGCTGCTGGCGAACTGGGATCTACGATAACATCTAAAGTTGGTAGTGGTTCCATAAGTAATCTTGCTGATGATGTCGGAACAGCATTTGGTGCTGCACAAGATGGACTTAATGCAGTAGCTGGAACTACAGCTGAAATATCATCTGCAATATCTAAATTAGGTATTGGAGGCAACTTAGCATCTGGTTTCCAAGACTTTGCGTCAAATGTCGGCAAAGCAGCTGGTGTGTTAAATAATTTGTTAAGTCTCAAAAGAGGTGCAAATCTCCCTGCTGGTGGCGAACTTTTTGAATTCTCTGAAGGCGCCGGGGTTAAACTAAATCCTCAGAATCCAAATGATTGGCGGGTAAAAATTAATGCTAACTTTGCACACTTTGGTGCAAATCCGTTATTTAAAATTCTAGAAGATACTGGAGGAGTAATTTTTCCATACTTGCCAGAAATAACATTTTCAACAACCGCAAACTATACACAAATAGATCCTGTACATAATAATTATCCCTTCCAGGCTTACAAGAACTCACAAGTGGACGAGATACAAATTTCAGGAGACTTTACAGCAGAGTCAAGTTCACAGGCTGCGTATTGGATTGCGGCAACAACATTCTTTAAAACATCAACTAAAATGTTCTTTGGTACAGGCGACCTAGCAGGTAATCCGCCTATCATATGTAGACTGTATGGTTATGGTGCAAACGTGTTTGACGGTGTGCCGGTTGTAATTAAAAACTTCTCAGTTACACTACCTACTGATGTTGACTATATTAGATGTACAGAAGCGAGCCAAGGTAGCAGACCAACTTGGGTACCAAGAAAAAGTAATATTAGTATTACAGCACAACCAATTTACAACAGAGAAAGTTTACGCAAATTTTCATTAGAACAATATGCTAAAGGGCAAACAGGAACAATGGGAGGATTTATTTAATGGCTGTTTATAAAAATAATTCTCCGTATAGAGATACAGGCCAAAATTCTATGTATTTAGAATTATTAAATATTAGAGCTGTACCAGCATCGGCTAGTGATGTATTATACACAATCGAAGCACACTATAATAATAGACCTGACTTGTTAGCATTTGATCTTTACGAAGATCCTAAACTTTGGTGGGTGTTTGTACAAAGAAATATGGACACAATCAAAGATCCTATATACGATTTTAAAGCAGGAACAGCAATATACATTCCTAAGATGTCAAATCTTAAAAAGTTTTTAGGATTATAGTATGACTGTTTTTACTAGACCTCCAAGCACACCAAACAATAAGTTAAAGCCTTTCAAAGGAACTTTGAAGACTGGCGAAAAAATTCGAAACATAAACGGAAAAAGTTTTGTTGTTCCGGCAGATATAAAAAAGCCAGACGGTTCGCCAACAATTAATGCATCTAATACTTTTCAAGCATCAAATATTCCTGTAGGAAGTGCAGAACTAAGAGAGAAAATAAAAGTTTTCGGTCTTGATGCTCAGTTAGAAACAATAGAACTTGCAGAATCAAAAGTAGCTCAAATAATAAATGACGAAACTAAAACAGTTGATGCCGCTGTTGCTAATGCAGATGAAAAAGACAAAAACGGATCGGCACCAGTAGGACCAGGAACACCAAGTCCTAGAAGAGATTCAGAAACACCAAATCTAATTCAAAATCCGTTAGAAAAGTTTTCAACAGTTAGTTCGTTATGGACGATGGCTGTGCTAACACCAATGCAGTATAATGATCCAAGTTCTTATAGGACAGGAGATCTAGGATTTGCAGGACAAGATTTTGAAGGTGGTGGCATAACAGTTAAATCCGGAATTGTTTTTTCTGCCGCAGGGCGTGGCGACAAATATAGAACAAAAATCCAAGGTGGCAAATCACCTGAATATTTTGTTGACAACTTTAAAATGACCACAGTAATGTCAGCAACAAAAAACACAGGTAATACAAATGCAATTAACTTTGAATTTGATATATTTGAACCATACAGCATGGGATTGTTATTGGAGTCGTTGCAAGTTTCTGCACTTAAAGCAGGGTATCCTAACTACCTAGATGCTCCGTTTGTATTGCGTTTAGACTTTGTAGGATTCAGTGCAGATGGAACAGAAGAAAAAGTTATAAACAAAGAAGGATTAAATCCAAAGTACTTTGTAATGAAACTAAAGAGAGTTACTTTTGATACAAACGAATCAGGAACCAACTACAAGGTTCAAGCGTTTCCTTACAATCATTCTGCTTACTTGGACACAGTTAATATGCTGTTTAATGATATTTCAGTTACTGCTCCGGAAAAAGGTACAGTTGAAGAAATGTTAAAAACAGGACCTAAGAGCTTAGAGAAAGTACTTAATGATAATGAAAAATTGTTAATAGAATCAGGAGCATATTCAATTCCAGATGTTTACATCATTGATTTTCCTGAGAAGTCGACAGACTTTGTAACAGGTGCTAGAGCAACAGCTTCTGAAGAATCACCAAATCCTTTTGCAACAGTAGACGCAGACAACCCCCCACCAGGCGGTTTTAAAGCATTTGGAAAAAATGCATCACCTGCTCAAACAACTTTATCATCTTTCGAATCTAATCATATAGGAAAATCAACGTTTGGTTTTGATTCAACATCAGGTGGTAACTTTAACTGGGAAAGTTCTGCAATGTATAGAGCAGGAGATTCTAAGTACAATGAAGAAACAGGTCGTATTGATCGTTATAAAATGCAATTAGATCCTAAACAGCGTGAATTTTTCTTTACACAGAAACAGCCCTTAACTGATGTTATTACACAGACTATATTAAGTTCAAGATATGCAAAAGACGCTATTAGCGGAACTCCTGATAACCATAACCTTACACCAGAAGGATATATTAAGTGGTTTAAAATTGATGTTCAAGTAGCGTTCTTAGATTACGATCCACAGATAGGAGACTTTGCTAAACAATATACATTTAGAATTGTTCCATATTTTGTGCATCACAGTATTTTTAAAGCGCCTGGCGAAGGAGTTGACACAGCAGCATTACAAAAAACAATTGCTAAAAGATACGACTACATATATTCAGGACAAAACGTTGACGTACTTAAATTTGATATCAAGATTAATAATTTATTCTTTGCAGGTTCTCGACCAACCCCTGAAGCTAATACTTCAAGTGAATCTAACAAAAATATTAACGGTACAGGTACTAACACAACATTAACTACAAACACTCCAGAGGGTACAGCAGAAGCAAAAGCACCTAACCTAGGTAAGAAAAAACTAAAACGTGATGTATCTATATTACACGAAAGTCAGAAAGGTGGTAGCGGATTCAAAGATGTTGAACAATTGGTTGCTGAAAATTTCCAGAAAGCATTTATTGACAACAGCGCAGGTGACTTGATTACAATTGATTTAGATATACTCGGCGATACGTACTGGATGGTTGAAAGCGGCCAAGGAAATCACATAGACGGAGCAGCACCACGTTCGCAGACAACTGATGGCGGAGAAGCTAATTACACAGGAGGCGAAATTTATATCTTTATTAGTTTTAGAACGCCTGTTGATACAAATACTGACACTGGACTTTATGAATTCGCAAATGAAAATCCAAGTCCTTTTAGCGGAATTTATAAAGTATTGAAATGTGAAAGTGAATTTAAAGGCGGGCAGTTTACACAAAAACTTAGATGTATTAGAATGTCAGGTCAACCAATTGATTACGGTGGTAAAATTCCAGATGGTTCTAAAGAAGGATTTCAAACAGAAATTGGTTCCGCACAAAAAGAAAAAACAGAAGTTGGAGAAACTCCTCCACCAGTAAAAGTTGATAGGACAATAACAATTGAAGAAGTAGAAAAAGCAGGAGAGCAGTTTGCTAATAATGTTCTTGCTAAATTTGGCTTAAACTTAGATAGTATAGAAAAATTTGCTGCAAAATTACCTAAAGGTGATGGCGAGTTTAAATCTAAACCTAAGAAACCTGTCCTAAAAGAATATAGAAGACAAGCCAACGGTTCATTAGTTAACTTTAATATTGATAGAACCAAACCATTTACAGAAAGTAAAGATAGAGATGGAAATACTATTAGAGTTTATGATCCTAAAATACTTGACGGAGTTAAAACTTAATGCCAGTTGAAAAGAGAACCAGATATAATACCCAAGTAGGAGGCACATTAGGATCTGGTGCTTATCTTGCTACGGTAATCGATGTACTTGATCCTACATTTAATGGTAGATTAAAAGTTTCGTTACTGCGAGATCAAGGTAACGCGGGTAATGTTGACGGACAAACATATCTTGTAAATTATGCATCTCCATTCTTCGGACACACACCATACGAAGCATTAGGAATGAACAAAGACGACTTTAAAGATACACAACAAAGTTATGGTATGTGGGCAGTTCCACCAGATGTTGGTGTAACCGTTATGGTAATGTTTATTGAAGGTAATCCTGCATCAGGTTATTGGTTTGCATGTGTTCCTCCAAGGTTTGCAAATCACATGGTACCTGCTATTGGTGCAGCAGATACAGAACCAACAGGTGCTAGGGGTGAAGATCAAACAAGTAATAGAGCGTCATTAGCTGCATTATCAGAAGATGACAAGAAAAAGTTCAATACAAAAATGCCTTTGCCAGTTGGTGAAATCAACAAACGAATAAATGGTTCTACAGATGGCGAGAACGAAATTGATGCTGAAAAGATTCCAAAGCCCGTACATCCTATAACAGATAGATTTTTCTTCCAAGGATTATTAGAAGATGATGTAAGAGGGGTTACTACTACATCTAGTAGACGTAATAATCCTAATGCAGTATTTGGTATTAGTACTCCAGGTCCTTTAGACTACGGTCCAAACGGTAAACGCATGAGGCGTGGTACAAAAGAAAATCTAAGTGTTGAAATTCCTGTTACAAGATTAGGCGGAACACAGTTTGTCATGGACGATGGTGATGATCGTTACATTAGAAAATCTTCACCACAAGACGGACCAGTAGAATATGTTGAAGCAACAGATGCAAATCCTAACGTAGGATTACTTGACTTGCCATATAATGAGTACACAAGACTTAGAACAAGAACAGGCCATCAACTTCTTTTACATAATTCAGAAGATTTAATTTACATAGGTAATGCAAAAGGAACTTCATGGGTTGAGTTAACATCTAATGGTAAAGTAGATGTGTTTGCGAACGACAGTGTAAGTGTTCACTCAATGAATGATATTAATATTAAAGCAGATAGAGATATCAACATGGAAGCTGGTCGTAATGTAAACATTAAAGCAACCGCTGAATATCAAGCACCTGACAGTTTACATCAAGATGCAAAAATTGAAGATGCTCTTAAACAAGAAAATGGTAGAGTACAAATAGAGAGTGCATTTAACACTAATATATTAATTGGTGCTAACGGAAAAATTGAAACAAGAATGTATACAAATGCAGAAGATCTTCCTCTTTCTGGAGATTTAGATATTTCAGTTGCTGGCAACCACAGACACTTCGTTGGCGGAACTACTGATATTCAAACAATTGGTGATAGATCAGATACACAAGCAAACTGGGATATTAATACAGGCGGTTACAATTACTTAACATCAGGCGCAAATACAGAAGTTGCATCAGGCGGAGACATCATTATGTCAGCAAGTCCTAACATACACCTTAACGGTCCAGCTGCAACAGGAGCAGCACAAGCTGACACAGCATTAACAATTACAGATTTAATTAAATACGATAACCCATTAGTAAACCCATTAAAAGACTGGGCTACTACAAAATGGCAAGACGGAACAATAACATCTATCATGAGGCGTGTTCCTATGCATGAGCCGTGGTTACTGCATGAAAACCAAGCACCTCAGTTTGTTACAGCACTAGCAACAGATAGAGAGGAGAAACAAGATGGCTAAGTTATACAATCAAAAAACTGTATCAGCAAACCAAGCATCAGTAGGGCAGGTAGGCGCAAAAAGTTATGCGTATAAAGGATTTAGTTCAGCAAATGCAGTTGATAACTTCAAGCTCTATGATATAGATTTAGTAAAACAAGATATTATCAATCACTTTTATATTAGAAAAGGTGAAAAATTAGAAAATCCAAACTTCGGAACTATTATTTGGGACATGATATTTGAGCAATTTACACCACAAGTTAAAGAAATGATTGCTAAAGATGTACAAGATATTATCAATTATGACCCAAGAATACAGGTAAATGCTGTAGGAGTAGACAGTACCGAACAAGGAATTAGAATCGAAGCCGATGTAACATATATACCGTTCAATGTTAGCGAGAGAATGAAGTTTAATTTCGACAGAGATAACTCCGTTATAAACTGATCATATTATATACATGGGTAAATACAGTATAGGAACCAATAATGAGCACAACGTCAAGACAAAATAATTTATTACTTAACGAAGACTGGACACGTATATACCAGACTTTCGCTAATGCTGATTTCAAATCTTATGATTTTGAGAATCTAAGACGTGTGATCATCACCTATCTAAGAGAAAACTATCCAGAAGATTTTAACGATTATATTGAAAGCTCAGAGTACCTTGCACTAATTGATGCTATTGCTTTTCTAGGACAAAGTTTATCCTTCCGTATTGATTTAGCAAGTAGAGAAAACTTTATTGAACTTGCTGAGCGTAAAGAAAGTGTACTACGTATTGCTAAAATGCTTAGTTACAATGCAAAGCGTAACATGCCAGCAAAAGGCTTACTTAAATTTACATCAGTTTCAACTACAGAACAGTTACTTGACAGTAATGGACGTAACCTAGCAAGTCAAACAATTAAATGGAACGATCCAACTAATACAAACTGGGCAGAACAGTTTGTTTTGCTTCTTGATGCTGCTATGTCTGATAACACAAAGTTTGGTAGAAGCCAAGGAACAGATGTTATTCAAAGCATTCCAACAGAACAATATAGATTTAGAACTGCTAGTACTGATGTGCCAATGTTTACTTTTTCAAAAACTGTTGCAGGTAGACAAATGGTGTTTGAAATTTTAAGTACAACATTCAAAGGTGCAGAAGAGATTTACGAGGAAGCACCTACACCTGGTAACCAACTAGGATTTCTTTACAGACAGGACAACAAAGGTCCAGCAAGTCCTAATACAGGATTTTTTATGCACTTCAAACAAGGTTCTTTGGAGTTAGCAGACTTTACAATTGATGCGCCATCAACAAATGAAAAAGTTGCAGTTGATGCAAAAGGAATTAACAACGATGACGTTTGGTTGTTTGAATTACTTGCAAACGGAAGCCAAGCTCAAGAGTGGACAAAAGTATCAAGCCTTACAGGAAACAATATTGCTTACAATAGCTTGACTGGAGATATCAGAAATATTTACGGTGTAGAAACTAAACAAACCGATATGATTGATTTAACTTTTGCTGACGGTGTGTATGGTAACTTACCTAAAGGTTCTTTTAGAACTTATTATAGAATTAGTAATGGATTAAGTTATACGATTTCACCTAGTGAAATGAAAAACGTTAATATCTCAGTTGAGTATATTAACCAAGCAGGCATTGCACATACATTAACAATTGGAATGGCGTTACAGTCAACTGTTGCAACAGCAACTCCTACAGAGTCAGTTGCATCTATTAAAAAGAATGCACCTGCAAATTATTACACACAAAATAGAATGATTACTGGTGAAGATTATAATCTTGCACCTCTATCAACATCACAAAACATTTTAAAAGTAAAAGCATCAAATAGAACATCAAGTGGTTTATCACGTAACTTTGATCTTATTGATGCAAGTGGAAAATATAGTTCTGTTAATGTATTTGGTACAGACGGTTATATGTATAAAGAAGAAGATGAAAAGTCACTTGCTTTTAAATTTACAAACAGATCAGACATTATTAACTTTATTAAACAAAAAGTAGAAGGTGTCTTTACAGAAACAGATGTATACAATTTTTACTTTACAAAATACGACAGCATTTTATTTACAAGCGATAATATTGTATGGAATGCGTCTACAAACGGTATTAATCAAGGTACTGGTTATTTTAAAAACAAAGTTGATTTATCGCTACTTAAAGTAGGCACGTATTCTACTAATAACTTAAAGTACATTACAGCAGGAGCAAATGTTAAATTTGTTGCACCAGAAGGCAAGCACTTCATGCCTGACGGAACACTTATGAATGGCGCTGCTGATCATGCTGGTGCAACGGATTTTATCTGGACAAAAGTTATTAGTGTTGCAGGTGACGGAACAAACGCAGGCACAGGAGCCAATGCAAAAGGCATTGGACCTATTGTGTTTAATGATAATGTACCTTCAGATGCAGTTGCTTCAAGAATTGTTCCTAAGTTTGTAACAGATCTTTCAGATGCACTTGAATCGTCAATGGTTAATCAAGCCTTTGCAAATTTAAACTTTGGGTTGAGATACGATGATACAGATTCTAGTTGGAAAATTATTCAAAATCAAAACTTAGACTTAACTTCACCATTTAGTTTAGGTAAATCAGGTGACGTAACAAATAATAACCTAGATAGTTCTTGGATTATGGCATTTGTAAAAGACAACGATCAATATATTGTACGAACACGTACACTTAACTATGTGTTTGGTAGTAAAAAGCAAAATAGATTTTACTTTGATAAAAATGAAAAAGCATATAACAGTTTAACAGGTAAGGTTGAAAAAGATGTTGTAAATGTTTTAGGTATTAATTCTAAAAATGTTGGCACAGGATCTTTAGTACGAGATTATCCATTTGAAGTTGCAGATGTAATCAAGTTTGACGACGGTTATGAAAGTACAAAAGAAATTAGATTAGGATTTAGAGATTCTGATCAAGACGGTGTTATTGACAATCCAGAGTCATTTGTTAATGTTGTCGGTGAAGATCTTGATTTAAAATTTCTTTTCTTTAAATCAGAGAAAGATAATTATGGTACGACAGTATTCAACTTAGTTGACCCAGCAGTAACTCCTATCTTAGTAATTGAAAAAGAATCATTGGTTAATGTTAACAATTATACAGATGGGCAGTTAATATACTTTTATGATAGTGCAGAAAACAGAGTTAAACGTGTTGACAGTACAACTAATACACTTATATTAGATCCTACATACAGAGCAAATATTGGTAGAGACAATATTAAGTTTCAATACACACATTCAGCCAGCGAAGATAGAAGAATTGATCCTAGTGTAACAAACATTATTGACCTTTACCTTCTAACTAGATCTTATGATACAGAATTTAGAAATTTTCTAGCAGGTGCTCGTACAACAGAGCCGACTGCACCGACAAATGACGAACTTAGGGTAACGTTTGGTACAGGACTAAACGCTATTAAGTCGATCAGTGATGAAGTTGTTTACCATCCTGTGAAGTACAAAGTGTTGTTTGGCAGTACTGCTGATACTAAGGTACAAGCTCAGTTTAAAGTAGTTAAAAATCCTACAAGAAATCTTAACAATAATGATTTAAAAGTAAGAATCATAACAGCAATGAATCAGTTCTTTGATGTTAATAACTGGGACTTTGGAGATAGATTCTATCTAAGCGAACTTTCAACTTACATACTAAATGTAGTTTCGCCTGATATATCAAATTTTGTTATATTGCCAAGACAGCCATCACAGGCATTTGGTAGCCTGTTTGAAATACAAAGTAAACCAGACGAAATTTTTGTTAGTGGTGCCACTGTTGATGATATTGAAATTGTAGCAAGTATTACTGCTGCCGAAATTAGTTCCAGCACAACAACTATAACAGTTGGCTCAACGGCAAATACCACATCTAGTTCATCCAGTCCTAGTTCATCCAGTTCTAGTTCATCCAGTTCTAGTTCATCCAGTTCTAGTTCATCCAGTTCTAGTTCATCCAGCTCTAGTTCATCAAGTTCTTCTAGCAGCGGAGGTTCTAGTTACTAATGGCAGATAACAAAAAGTTTCCTAACAGTGAAATACCTATTAGAAAAAGTAAAGACTTACTACCTAATGTCTTTCAAACGCCAGCCAATGATAAATTTTTATCAGGTGTACTTGATCCACTAGTTCAACCAGGTGTTGTTGATAAAACTGTAGGTTACATCGGTAAGCGTTACGGAAAAACATTTACTGGTAAAGATGTTTATCTTGATACAGATCAAACTCTAAGAAGTCGCTATCAACTTGAGCCAGCGGTTACGGTTGAAGAAAACCAAGAAATTTTAAAGTTTAAAGATTATATTGATCTTAAAAGCATGATCGAATTTTTCGGTAATGCTAATGAGAGAGATGATAAAACTACAGAGCAGGAACACTACAGCTGGAACCCACCTATTATATGGGACAAGTTTGTTAACTATAGAGAATACTATTGGATTCCTGGAGGTCCACCATCTATAGATGTATACGGACAAGCAGCAAATATTCAAAGTACATATAAAGTAGGAACAGGAATAAACAGTTGGATAGTTACACCAGATAGCGTAACTAACAATCCCGACATTACTTTGTATAGAGGGCAAGAGTACAAATTTGAAATTAATTCTCCCGCAGAAGGTTTCTATATTAGAAATAATTACGACACAGGTTCATTAGAATTTAATGCTAACAAAGCATATTTTCCAGGAGAACTAGCAGTATTCGATAAACAACTTTGGAAGTGTGTTAATGAAACTAGTCCGTTAGACGGAAGCAGTATTACAATTGATTCACAAGATTGGAAACTAGTTTCAAATGATGCAGGCTTTGCATCACTACTATACAATGATGGAGTAGAAGGTAACGGCGCAAAAGTAGGAACAGTTACATTTAAAGTTCCACAAAACTCACCAGATATTTTATATTATCAAAGTGATGTTACTCCTAATAGACTAGGAAGATTTATTATTGCGGATATTGACACAAATACTTTTATTGATGTTGATAAAGAAATTGTAGGTAAAGTAAATTACACAACAGCAGATGGACTTGAATTTACAAACGGTTTAGTTGTAGAGTTTAGAGGACAAGTACAGCCGTCTAAGTATGCAGAAGGACAGTGGTTAATTGAAGGTGTAGGAAGTGAAATTAAATTAATTAGATTTGCTGACTTAGTACCACCGCCATTAGACACAGACTCTCCTGATATACTATTTGACAATCAAGGATTTGATACACAGCCTTTTGACGATGCGTCACAGTATCCTGGTAATAAAGATTATATTACAATTTCTAGAAACAGCCAAGACTCAAACCCGTGGTCCAGATATAATAGATGGTTCCACAGAACTGTTTTAGAGTCAGCATACAAACTTAGAAATCAAGACTTTGATTCGTTGGAGTCAGCTAGAGCTAAAAGACCTATTATTGAATTCCTTCCTGATATACAATTATATAATCACGGTGGCGTTGCAAAACAAACAGTTGACTATGTAGATACATTTACAGATGATGTCTTTTCTAAAATTGAAGGTTCGCAAGGTTATAACATTGATGGCGAATTTTTGTTTGAAGGTGCAAGAGTTTTAGTTATTGCAGATACAGATAGTCTAGCAAACAATAGAATTTATGAAGTAAAGTTTGTAAGACACAACAATACAACACAAATTAACTTAAAAGAAACTACTGATACATTGTCAGCATTTAACGAAGGCGTATTAGTAAGACGAGGTACAGTTAACTCTGGTAAGATGTATCATTATGACGGGTCGACTTGGAAACGTAGTCAAGAAAAAATTAGTGCTAACCAAGCACCTAAATTTGAATTGTATGATTCTACAGGAGTTGCATTTTCAAACGAAACTACATATCCTGTATCAAGTTTTGTAGGTAGTAACCTTTTAGGTTATAAGATTGGTAGTGGTGTTGTAGACACAGAATTAGGATTTGCATTAACATATGCAAACATTAATAACGTAGGTGATATTGTATTTGATTGGAGTTTTGAAACAGAAAAATTTGTTTACACATTATTGCAAAAACAATATACCAAGAACACCAACACAGGATTCTATAAAATTAATGGAGTATATGCTAACGGTTGGATAGCAACTGATAAAACTTACATACAGCCAATTATTGATCAGTATACATTTAATACAGCAGATTCAATAGGAATATTTAATACTGTTGATTGGGAAACACTTCCAAGCGATGCACTAATTAATTTTTATCTAAATGGCGAGTATATTACTAATACATATACTAGAAGTGCAAATCAATTTACGTTTGATAGAACATTTAGTATAAATGATGTACTATCTGTAAAAGTAGTTGCAGCAGTTAAGCCTGATCAAGGTTACTATCAAATACCAGCAGGGCTAGAAAAAAATCCTCTCAACGAACAGTTAAAAACATTTACACTAGGACAAGCAACTGACCATTTAAAATCATCTCTTGAATTTGATAGGAGAGTTGTAGGATCTGTTCCAGGAGTTTCAAACCTAAGAGACGTAGACGGTTATCAGAAGAACTCAACAAGATTTATGAAGCACTCAGGCTTCGCAGCAGTTTCTACGTTACTGGTCAATGATAAAGATGTTAACATTGTAAAGTCTCTTAGATATGCTAAAAAAGCATATACAATTTTTAAACAAAATATTATTAAGAAAGCAACCGAAGTTGACTTTAACGAGAATACTTCAGACTTTTTAGATAATATTATAGAAAATATTACAAAAACTAAAACTATCGAAAGTCCTTTTGCAGACACAGATATGATAGGTGCTGGAGCATTTACTAAAACTGAATATGTAGTTGATGATCCTGGTATTAAGAATTTTACACTTAATGAAAATTTTGATTTAGAAACATTAAGTAGGAAAGCAGCATATGTTTACCTTAACGATGTACAACTTATTGTTGGAAAAGATTACGAAGTTAATGGTGCGTTAGGCTTTATTACAATAACAGGAACTCTTGTACCAGGTGATAGAATTGAAATAAGAGAATATGTATCAACAGCATTTAGCCATGTGCCACCAACTCCTAGTTCTTTAGGACTTTATCCTAAGTATGAGCCTATAAAATATTTAGATGATACTTATAGAGTACCTAAAAATATAATCCAAGGACATGATGGAAGTAAAACTACAGCATACGATGATTATAGAGATGACTTACTTTTAGAATTTGAAAAACGTATTTTTAATAATATTAAACAAGAATATGATCCTGAAATCTTTGATGTACAAAAAGCGTTAGGTGGATATTATGGTAATAGTACATTTACAAAAGAAGAACTAGATAATGTAATTAATCAAGAGTTTTTATCTTGGGTACAAAATACTAACCTAGGTTATACAACAAATGATTATTTTGTAGATACAGAACCATTTACATATACATATTCTAACATGACTGATCCTACAGGCAAAGAAAACTTGCCTGGATATTGGAGAGGTGTTTACAAACACTTCTACGACACTGATAGACCTCATACACACCCTTGGGAAATGTTAGGCTTTAGTATTAAACCTAGTTGGTGGGATACAGAATATGGTGTTGCACCTTACACAAACGGTAACTTAGTATTATGGGAAGATATTGCACAAGGTAAAATTGCTCAAGGTACACGAGCAGGAATATATCCAAGATATGCTAGAACAACTATTTTAAATCATATTCCTTGTGATTGTGATGGTAAACTTGTTGATCCGTTAACATCAGGTCTTGCAGGAAACTTCCAGCTTGTTAATAACAGAGGACCATTTAAATTAGGCGATGACAGTCCAGTTGAAAACGCATGGAAAACAAGTTCAGAATATGCTTTTGCAGTAACAACAGCATTAGCATTGTTAAAGCCATTTGATTATTTAATATTAAACTTTGATAGATCTGTAACTAAAAGAAACATTATAAATCAGTTAGTAAATGTAACATCAGATACATTCTTAACACCAACAGATTTAAAATTTCCTGTAGCAGGAAAAACACAAGTTGCAGGACTTGCAATGTACATTGCTTCTTATATTAAGTCTAAAGGTGCTTCTGTTGCTGAAGCACAAAAGAACATTGATTGTATTAATGTTAGACTAAGTTCAAGAGTAAGCGGGTTTGTTGATAAACAACAGCAGAAGTATTTGCTTGATAGTAAAAATCCTAGTTCAGCAAGTGCAAGTGTGTTTATTCCACCAGAAAACTATGACATTATCTTTAACGTAAGTTCGCCAATTAGCTCAGTAACATACAGTGGCGTTATCTTTGAGAAAACTACACAAGGTTGGGTAGTTAATGGGTACGATGACATTAATCCTTACTTTAATACATTTGAAACATTCCCACAACAAAAAGATCCTGTTATATCTGTTGCAGGAACTTCAGAACCATTTGCAACATGGGAAAAAGAAAAAAGATTTAATAACGGCGGTATTGTTGAATACAGAGGATCATTTTATAGAGCAACACAAACATTTACCTCTGGAGAAACGTTTGATAAAAGTAACTTAGTACAGCTACCTGACTTACCAGTTGCAAATGCTGTTACTGCTCAACAGCGTAGAAATTTTAATACTTTCAAAGTTAAGAAAGTAAGTTACGGAACAGAATACAATACTATACAAGACGTTGTTGACTTCTTGTTAGGATATCAAGCACACTTAAAAAGTTTAGGTTTTAACTTTGCAAATTACGATGGAACTAATCAAGTAGTACAAGACTTTGTAACAGCATCAAAAGAATTTATGTATTGGACAGTCCACAACTGGGCAGTAGGTTCTGTGCTATCAGTTAGTCCAGGTGCAACGAATATGGACGTTAAACTAGCAGTTGGGGTTGCTGATAATTTACTAGATAGTTTTTATGACTACAGTGTTTTAAAAGCAGACGGTTCAGCAATAGATCCTAAGTTTATAAACGTTTCGAGAGACTTTCAAAACATATCGATTAGTACAACAAATACAACTGAAGGTATCTACTTACTAAAACTAAATTATGTTTTAAAAGAACACGTTGTTGTGTTTGACGATAAAACAGTTTTCAATGATACTATCTTTGATAAAGCAACAGGTTATAGACAAGAAAGAATTAAAGCTCAAGGATTTAGAACAACAGATTGGGACGGTGATTATACTAGCCCAGGTTTCTTATTTGATAATGTATCATTTGCAACCTGGACACCTTACTACGATTATAAGTTAGGCGACATTGTATCTTATAGAGCATACAAATATACTGCAAGAGGTAACCATACTAGTGGTGAAGAGTTTAATGATGCTAATTGGACACAACTAGATTCAGAACCTGAAAAGCAACTTATTCCTAACTTTGATTACAGAATTAATCAAATTGAAGATTACTTTGATGTAGCATCTGAAGGCTTAGGAAAAAGCCAAAGAGATCTTGCAAGACATACTGTAGGATATCAAAGCAGAACATATTTAGAAAACTTATCCGAAGATCCAACAACACAATTTAAATTGTATCAAGGATTCATTAGAGAGAAAGGTACACCTAATGCAATTACCAAATTATTTACAAAACTAGGTGATAATACTTCTACTGCTGCTGTTGACTTAAATGAGGAATGGGGTTTCAGACTAGGACAGATAGGCGGCGTTGATCAATCAGAAAGACTTGAAATTAGACTAGACACTGACAAATTTAAATTAAATCCTCAACCTGTATTAGTTGAAGCATCAGCACAAGATAAAGTTGATAGATACTATAGAGTTGATTCTACTAACTTTGAATTTGGTCCTACGCCATTTACAACAGCAATTAATCCTGTTAGTTATGATTCTAAGCCTATGTTAACACCAGGGTATGTAGCAGTAGGCCAAACAGACTTTACAGTTACAAACAGAGATGAAATATTAAATCTTGCAATTGCATCAGTACAAGACAATAATCATATATGGGTTACATTCGATGGACCTTCATGGACTGTTCTTAGAGCAAATACAGTATACGATTTAAAAATTACAAACTTAGAAAGTAATGATGATAACGAAGTAATTTTTACTTTTGAAAAAACACACTTGCTGAAAGTTGATGATATATTTGGTATCAAAACAATAGCAGGCTTAAATCAGTTTTGGAAAGTAAAAGCAGCAACAACTAATACAGTTACAGTACAGCATACAGAAAAGTATGATGCAGATCAAGGATTTGAGCCTAGCACAGGTGCTTATCCTATGTTACTAACAGAATCACGTTTTACTACTTACGATGATATTGATGCAGAAAAGTTAGCACTATTAAGTGACGGGGCGAAACTATTTGTAGATTCAAATGTCAATTCACGTTGGGAAGTTGTTGAAAAGAAAAAACAGTTTACAGGTAAGAAAATTATTGACTTTGGTATCATCGATCCAACAAGTGTTGGTACAAAAACAGTTTACAGTGATACACTTAAACAAGTTATAGTTGGTATACCTGATGTAGCAAGGGTAGGAGTTTATATTCAAGGTGCAACTGGTCTATCGTCTAAGCAATTGCTTGAACCACCAACATGGTTAACAACAGATGTTACAGGATCGTTTGGTCTTGAACTAGCACTAAGCCCAGATAGCAATTGGTTAATGGTTGGCGCACACACAGCAAGTGGTATTCCTAGTAGATACAAAGGGCTGTTTGATGTAAACGCAAACTACATAGTCAACGATATTGTTTTATTCTCAGGAAGACTTTACAAAGCACAAGATAATATTAATGGTGATGGTAGTACTATTGATGTATACAGCAACGAATGGGTTGAAGTACAAAAAATTGAAGCTGAACAAGATGGTTCAAATACAGGCGGTTTTGAAACAGGGGTAATATTCATTTACCAATACCAGTCTCAACAGTGGAACTTACATGACATACAAGTAAGTCCTAGAACTTATGACAACGAAAGATTTGGTCAGAAGATTGCAGTTAGTCAAGCAAGTAGTACAGGACCTTATTACATGTCAGTATCAGCACCTGGCTCACAAGATGCAAAAGGTCGTGTGTATCTTTACACATATGATACAACAGATGGCTGGCACTTAGACTACAATAAAAATTACAAAGGCATTTATGCTGCTGATGATTCTACTTTTTATCCTAAGGATTCAATTGTATTTTCAAATGGTGATATGTGGAAAGCATTAGTTGACAATGTTGCAGACGGAAGTTCATTAACAACTGGATCAAATGATTGGGTACTACTAGACGAAGTAACAACAGGTGCTTCGCTTCCAATGTCAATTGCGACTAACGATGATGGCTCAACACTTGATGCTGGACTACTTGATGATCAACAACTTACTGAATTAATTAAAGTAGATGATCGCTTTGGTACTTCTTTAGCAATGAACTATGACGGGACAGTACTAGCAGTAGGCGCACCTAACAGTGATGGACAATATTTTACAAACTATAAAGGCCACTGGAGACCTAACTACGAATATGCACAAGGAGATACAGTTAAGTATCAGGGCGGGTATCATCAGTTACAAAATCTAGGACCAAGTGCAGTAGGTGCAGATAGTACAATCAGAAGTTACAACGAAGCACCAGATGCTGGCGAACCTTGGGTTAACGTGGGTGACAGTACAAGTGTTGCTTCAGGTAAAGTTTACATTTACAAAAAGAACACTGCTGGAGTTTATAGATTACTACAACAAATAAACGCAGATGCTTTACCATACCTAAGTGATCTTGATCCAAGCGAAGTAATTAGTTCAGGTGATAAGTTTGGTTATGCAATTGGCTTAGACTATTCAGGTAATACATTAGTTGTAACTAGTCCATTAGCAGACAAGAACTTCCAGAATCAAGGTAGTGCTTATGTATTCAAGTTTGATACTGACTCAACAGAATTTGCTTATAGACTAAAACAAAAATTAACAAGTTATTCAGATTATCCAAATGAAATGTTTGGCCAAGATATTTCAATATCAAGCGGCACAGAAATAATTGCAATTGGTGCAACTAACTCTCCGTATGTATTGCAAACTAGATTTGATGCTTCACAAACATCATACGATAGTAATAGAACTACGTTTAGAGACTTTGATGGGTTTGCTGGGGCAGTATATGTATTTGAGAAAAAGGGTACAAATGAGAAGTTCTTCTTATCAGAGAAAATTGACGAAGCACTTTCTTTAAATGAATCATTTGGATTTAGTTTATATGCTACAAGAAATGCTATAGTAGTTGGATCACCCAACTTTATATCACCTGCACCGCACGGAGTTGACATTGCATTCGATGGACCTAAAACAGGTACAGTTAGATTATTTGAAAAAACTGAAGGACAAAATTCACTAAACATTATTGGCTCACAACCACAGACAGTTGACATTGATAAGTTTAAACGTATTTCATTATACGATACAGAAGATGATACAAAAATTCTTGATTTAGAAATCTTTGATCCAGCTAAAATGAAACTGTTATCAGAAGCAGAAAGAGAGCTTTCATACAAAGTGCCTTATGATCCTGCAATTTATACAACAGGAACAGCAG